CATTAGATTCCAATTCCGAAGCGGTGATAGATTCGTTAACAATTTCTTCGATCGCCATATCAACTTCGGGTTGCATAGAAACCCCGCGATACTTAAGAATTAGTTGGTGATTGTCCTTTGAATTATCGCCGTCCATATTAATGAACTGACCATAATGTCCAGCAGCAGAAGTTACGTATCCAGCTCCGTCATCATCAGTCGGAGGCACAATAGAGACAAGGTTCGACCCTTTCTCTTTTTTATTTCTACGTATCTCAAAACCAAATAATTTAATAATACTATCGTCTGCCATATTCTGTATCCAAATAAAAAAATAATGGGACGCCCGAAGACGTCCCAATTATTTAGTTAAACATTAACTAGTTGAATTTGATTCCCAGTACTGGACTTGGAATTCAACTGTGAACCTTTCAATGTCGTCTACAGTTGCATAGTTGACGTCGATGGGTGAAACATTCGTCGGAAAACAACCACGCAGGTTGTAACGCTTCAGAATAGAACCATCTTTGTCTAACTGCTCAACCAACAAATCAGATTGATAATCTACAGGATTAGTCAACCCAACATTTGCTGAGTGTGCGTTCATGCCATTCATCCATCGCTCCATTGAATCGCGAACAGTGAAATCTGTATCATTGATAACAGTTACTGTCCAAGGTTCGAAAGTTCGATCCCCTGCGACCTTTAACTGGCGTCCACGAAAGGGAATTGTAATAAGACCCATTGTTGAACCAGGTAATTGAGCGGCTTCACACAAGAAAGATGTCAGTTCGACATCTCCGCCTGCATATGCGGGGAAGTTTACGGTTGCTTGGAATAGATTTGGCCTAGCACCACCACCTCGCAGTTTTGATTTAAAGTCATCGACTCCTAAAATTGCCATTTGTTATTTCTCCTTAATGGTGTGCTATACTGTACCAACGACTTCACTAAACTCAACACCGGTGCGAACTGCAACAAAGTTAAGAGTGATGTAATTGATGGAACGAGCTGGTTTGATAAACACTGAACAAATAAACTCGTTACGGTCAATGACCGCAGCAGTATTGTTTGTTTCGTCGCAGACAACTCGGAAATCTGTAATACCGCGTCGACCCTGAATTTCCCGAAGGAAGGGTTCAACAATATTTACAAATTCGGCACGAGTAAATTCATCGTTGAATTCAAACATTACGTTTCTTGCTGCTGCAGCGATTGCACGCTCTACTGCTAAGAATAACCTACGAACGTTAATTCGGTCAAAGGCAGAAGGACGCGATTCTTTAGTCTTGTCGCCAAAAAGAATAACACCTTGCCCTGGAAGATTAACGATAGGATTAATTCCTGCTTTATACAATGTATCTCTTTGTGACTTATTAGCCGTATAAGATAAGGAAGTTACGCCAAAATATTGACCCCTTCTATTACCTGCCGGAGAGAACCAAGGTGCTGCTACAGCATCAGTTGCCGCCATTAACCCTGCAGTAGAACCTGCAGCGGGAATGAAGACATACTGGTCATTATACTTATCATAAACTTTAAGATAGTTGTTGTCAACTACCAAGTAAGATGATGAGGAAAATTGACCCGCTGTGGTTACAGACGAGGTTACTGCAGCTGCTGGGGTTTGCCCAATTACTGCGGTTCGGTCAGGTGAAGTTACTACAATACAGTCTTTTCTTAAAGATCCTGCCGTGGCAACGAGGTCGTTGACTACGGTTGCTTGATCTGCTGATGCTGCCATGCCAGGTGCAATTAAGAAATCTACCTGAATGTCTTCTGTGCTTTCGAACACATCAAACCCAGAAAGGATTTGTGAAGTACCGATAGCGCCACCATTACTTCCGCTACCAAGACTGAATGTTTTGGTGGTTGGAGAAGCAAGTGCAAAGTTAGTTCCAGAACCATTTCCTGCTGCAGTCGAAGACTCATCAAACGTAGCATTAGCGACGTCTGCTGTGTTATTAAGACTAACTGCCCAAACATAAGTAGAACGGTTATTGACAACGTCTAAAACGTTATTGCCAGTTCCATCGTTTGTTTTGGCATCTGTCGCTAAGGACAGAAAGGGGAAAGTTTCGAGAACTGTTCCAGGTGTTCCAGTTAAAGAACCCAATTTGTCAATTACGACAACGTGGACTTCGTCATTATTGCCGCTGGCATTAGTAGCATAAGATGATGTAGCAGGAGCAGCATCAAAATAACTTCTGTATGCCCAAGCATCATACGTAGCATCGGCGGGTGATTGAGGACAAACTTGTACCTCAATGCTGTTGCCAGCAGACCCAGGATACTTTGCCACAAATGTGTGACTAGCGGTCTTTAAAGACGCTTTCTGGTTATCGAAAGCAGTAGAGTTCTTAATGAGTGGGATAGATGCAAATGATTCAGCTGAATCACAAGCATTTCCAGCAGAGTCAGTCATGACCCTTGAAACATAAAGACTTGTAGAGTAACGCAAAAACGAAGAAGCAGATAAAAAATCTACTGCATTCGTTATAGATGGAGAACCAAAAGTTGACACCAGTGTTGATTCGTTGTCGATCAGCACGGGAGTAGCAGCTGGTCCCCATGAAAATTCTCCGGTAATAGCACCAGTTGAAGTAGTAACCGAAGGGACTACGCCCGTGAGGTCAATTTCTTTAACGGTGATACTGGGAGACGCGGATGGGGTAAAAAGAGCCATATTCGTTTCCTTTTTCTTTTATTAGCTAATAATAAGATTTACATAATAC